CCCATAGTCGCTAGCTGCTCGATCATTGCGCTGCTATTTTGCTTTGAGACAGCATCCTTATTGAGGCCCATGGATAAACGGCTGGTACCTGTTAAATCTTCAGCATTTTCGTCAAGCTGGTTCAGTGTCTGAAACACAAATGGGTTCAGGGGTGCTTGGGGCATTGGTAAGATGGCGTCCGGACGTGAAACATTGACCAGGCCGCCTACTCGATTGTCGATCAACTCTTTCGGGTTTGAAAGACCACCTTTGACCACCATGTACCGGGGGTTGTTGGTAATCATGGCGTGATCGAGGATAGAGCGAGTTAGTACAGTTCGAGCGTTCTGTGTGGCGCATAGTTTATCCGCAAAGTTGCTTCCGTAAAATGCGTGTGGGATTGGAAGTGGGACAAAGGTCACGAATGGACGCCTGTCTACCTCTTCTTTGTGAAGCAGTGCATTACCAGCTTTGATAATCTTGTGAAGCTTGGCTACGCCAGTACCTTCAACATCCAGCATGATATAGGCTTCGTAAACCAAGATGTTTCGGACTTGGTTCTGATAACCATGAGAATTGAAACCACGGTCTTGTCCTACGCCGTCATGTCTAGCAAGGATTTCTGGATCAGTCTCAAGGGTGACATCTTCATGATCACCTATCTCATCGATCTTCGGGTTGTCCGGGAACATCAATTTGAGTTCAGTGACGGTTTTATGCGTCCTGTGGGCCACAAATTGGCTCTCTTCGAGGCTTTTACATTGAGCCTCGACGATCAACTCTTCAGCTGGCATTGGTTCAATGACAACTTGGCTGGTATCTATGGTGATGCCAATTGTGCCGGATATCAGGCCAATAGAGTTTGTCTCGCTGTCGATCAGTTCAACATCATCTTCAGCCAGGAGCATATCCAATTCGTCCTGAGTGACGTCAGAAAACTCTTCTTCCTGTACTTCCTCAGATTGCTGCCAGAACACCTTACACGCACCCACACGGGCCATTAGACCGTCGTGGATAACTTGTGAAAATACATTGAAGCCGTCATTTTGCCTGAACAAAATATAATCAGTGTATGCGCTGCAGACTTTGGCTGTCTCAACATCCTCTGGCCCTTGCGGGGCAAATTTGACGATCTTGTTACCGGCTGCAAAGGTTTCCAAGAGTGCCGCTTGCATTGATTGAACTGCATTATAGACATCCTGCGAGACGTATTTGCTGTTTCCATCATGTGCCGGTTTGGGCAGTTTGCCCTGGTAGTATTCAAGAACCTTTTTACGTTCCCTGGACAAATCACTGTCATAATAGCCAACCGAGGTTTTTATGTTGTCCTCGACCAACTTGACGATTTCTGTATCGCCTAGTTTTCGATAGTCTTTTTTCATTCGGTTACACCATTTTTATGTAGAGTTCGTCGGGGATTTCTGTTGGCTCCCAGGCACCTTCATGGACATGATTAGCTAGAGCCAACGCCATGACCGTGTCGTCGTGACAACCAGCCTCAGCCTCCATTGCGCCACTTTCGGTCACGATGTAGGTCAGCATTTCTCGGATTGTTGTCTTGTCGTTTAATTCCATCTCACCATCACGCACGGAGGCGCGAAGCTGGTCGATGATCAAAGGCTTGGTCTTGCTGGTAGTTGTAAAGCCCAATTTGACTGTTTCCCGGTCGGTAATCTTGTCGACCTGAATTTCTGTATAGAAATTGCCATACGCCATGTCTTTACCCAGCCTTGTGCAGGTCAGGATGCCGTGCGAGTTGTTTTCAACTACGATAAAGGCTTCATTGTAGTAATTTCCTAACGCTTGGAGGATTTCGGCAAAGAAATCAGGGTGGCAATGGCCTCGCCAAGTCGCGACTTGTCTCTTTTTCGAGTCAAGTACCTGGGCGACTGAGTAGTCTCCATTTCGGATGCCCATCGCACTATCTGCGCCAATGACATAAGTCTCTCCTGGGTTATGTGGAATGTAAGTTGTGAGTTCGCCTCGCCTGTTGTTGACGAAGTCATCACCTTCGAGGGCCAGACGCTCTTCTACGTCCCTGGTTTCATCCAGGCACTTCATTAGCTGTTCTGGGTTAAAAACAGGGCGTCCGGTTGTAAGGAAAGCCTCAGAAGGCTCCGCCGGATATTCCTGGCGATATAAATCTATGCCGTTTTGAGCAATCTTCCGGCGTCTGAACATCAGCTGTTCATCATCAAGATCGTATTTCTTGACCAAATCTTCTTCGTCGGGCGTCCGTTCAAACTGTTCTGGAACTGGCTCTCGGTACGTTGGGTCAGCGAACCATGGTATAAATACCGGCACGAAGCCGTTTGTACCATCTACTGCGCCTTTCCAGAGGTCGTAGTAGATGCCTGTAACACCATTGGCCGTGCTTTCGACAAAGATTGCAGTGCCTTTGGTGTTTGGTACTGCCTGTGTCAGACCGTTCCAAATATCTTGGGCTGTGCTTTTCTGCCAAAACGCCAACTCACTCGCGTGTACATGGGTCAGGGTTTCACCCCGTCCGACACTGTCTGAGCCAGCTGTGGCCACGACAAATGAGCTATCCAAGACATCAAATGATAGTTCCCGGCGTGAACTGTATTTTGTGTGTGGCTGTAGGATTTCCGGCACGTTCTGATGGTAACGCCGGGTCATATCGAACAAGGCTCTCGTCGAGTCGCTATGATGGGTCACAATTAGTGCCTTACACGCTTCTCTTTGGGAGACTTGGTGATAGAGATAGCCGCCAACATAAGTTGATAGACCCTGTTGCCGGGCTTTAAGAATGATGACACGAACCTTGCCTTCAGTCTTCAGCTGCTTTTGAACAGCTGCATCAAGGATTTGCTGGGCTGGGTTAAGCTTCAGCTGGGAAATAGCCCCTTCCTTGGTACGGATTTTTAACGCTGCGTTAGCGTAAAAAGGAAACTCATCATATAGGCGTTTACGGACTTTCTGTAGTTTCGGGTCCATCATCTACCAATAAGCTGCTTAGGAACTCTTCGGCTTTGCCGATAGTCACTTCCTGTTTGGCTGCTGGGCGGGATTTCGTAAAATCTAACACCAATCTAGCGGCTGCTAGGCGTTCCCTGGTCTCGCCAGGCACACGCATGACCTCGACCGCAGTGGTCAAAGCCTCTTTGGCGTAGTCGTCTTGGATGTCGTATTTTTCAGTCATAATTTTCACCAGTTGTTGTGCTTCCTTTTTTGCCTCAGCCCGTAAGGGTTCGATCTGAGACTTTCTGTATCCGTCAGGTGTACCTTTTGGGCGTCCTGGGTTCTTGCGTGGTTTGGTTGACCACTGTCGTCGTAATTCACGACCCTCAGGCGTTTCCATGAGGGTCGCGAAGTAATTTTTCTTTGGTGCTTTGTGTGGAGCCTTGCCTTGACCTTTGGTCGAGGGCGATTTGGCCCTCGCTTTACGCTGGGTCACGCCGATAACGCTCCTTGTCCTAATGATAGTAAGCCTTGCTTCTCTTCTTCTTCACCTTCGGCAACCATCATGTTTGCGAGGATTGCAGCGATTACTGAAGCAAATGGCATAGACCAAAACTGCACTGGTCCACCTTTGTTGTTAAACAACTTGCGTATTAGCCGTGTGGTTTTTGGCATTACCTTCTTCGCGTAAGCTGGATCGAAAAAGTAAACAGCAAATGGATCAGCAGATAACTCTTCTGGAGTTTGCAAGTATTGAACTTCAGTTTGGTCAACAAAGGCATCAATCCCAGAAGTGTTCAGTAAACCTTGCAGATGAGGAGGTAGATCGTTGCCTTTCCTCGCAGCGGCTTCAGGGTAAATGTCACGCACTGGAGCGTTGTTACCCTGAGCATCAGTCAAAATGCCTGTTCTCTGCAAATTGACGATTTCCTGGAGTATTGCATCCATATCCTGGTTGCCTTCACCGGCTTGCTTCATCATCGTAGCGATTACACCACGGAAGGTGTCTTGAAAGACTACATCGGTGTATTTGATGCCACGGTATTTGAGCGTCCGGTATTGATTGATAGTCTTTGCGCTATCTGACCTTTTGCCAGGAAGGAAATCACGCTCGACGCCATGTCCTATCTCATGCAAGGCAGCAAAAAGTGACTCAAGTGGTGTTATGTCTTCACTAGATTTCAGAACACCAATTTTACCTTTTACCGTTTTGCCTGTGTTTAGGTAATATTTGGATCGAGGGTCATCGAAGGCAACCAAAGCACCCACAGTGTCACGCATATCCTCGCCAGTGTATCGTTCGAGATCGAACCGATCATCAGCCATGTGAATAGCGTAACCTAGTGCATCAGCCAGCTTTGCAGCTGTCTCTATGTCTCTAATGCCGTTTTCGTATTGTGAGCCAGGCTTTCCTATCTCAAACAACGCTTCGGCTGTTGGTAGGAAATCGCGTACTTCTTCTGGTTCAGCTGGGCGTGAGCCTACTACTGGGTTGGGAACCTGGTTTTGTAGTCTTTCATTACTCGGGGCTGAGAAGTCGAAGCTGCGTTGCCTGGAGACGCTTGGGTTTGTATTCGTTTCTCCCAAAGTGCCTCTAGTCCCGCTGCGAACGCTTCCATCTTGTCCGAGGGTATTTGCCCCACTACTGATCCCGTTTCCTCGCTCTGTATCGGGGAGTGCTTCTTGGATTTGGTCATCGCTTATCCCTTTCTTGTTAGCGAGAATTATAGCTGCATCGAGGTAGTCATTATCTTCGCCTCGACCACCTTTAACACCGAGTGATCTAAACAGTCGTTTTTCCGGATACCACATAAGTGCCTGGAAATCTGCTGTGTCGATATTATAGCCGACTCCGGCTAATAACTCAATCGCACGGGCCGTGGTTTGTCGCATTACTTCACGCTCACCACCACCAGCTGGCGTAGCTTGTAGCTTGCCTTTGATGTTCTTTGTGTGAGTGCCAGTTGTCTTGAATAACTGCGGTTTGACAGGGTTTTTGCCGTTTTCTGCCTGGTAGCGTTTGAAATATGACTGCCATTTGCTGTCTAGCATTGTGACAAAGTCGTCCATTCGCTGTGGATCGCCATATAAGCCACGACGGTTCTCACCAAGTTGCTTCATGGCTTGTTTGGCTAGCATTAACTCGACTGGGTAGTCTTTTGGGTTCTTGAAAGCCTCTTTGACAATGCCAGAAACCTTATCACGGTTCTTCTGCATATCACTTGGCTTGCTTTCAGCAAACGGGCGTCCGACAAGTCGGTTCCACATCCGCATCCACCAGATGTCCATTGTTAGTGGGTCATAGTTGCCACGGATATTTTGGTAGAACCCCTGCCCAATCTTTGCACCAAGCACAAAACTGCCTTTGACGACTGTGTCCATGTTCTCGCTTACTGAAAGCTGGATTTCAGTGCCTTGGGCTTCATTAAATTGCTTTATGTACTCTTGTAGATCACGAACGGTGAAGTCAGCGTCCATAAAATCTTGGAATGAAACATTCTGCCGGGCATTTTGATAGGCGTTGTAAAACTCAAACGCCTTGACCATGCTTTCGTTTCGCTCACCACCTTTTTTCCAGGTGGACGCTGGCATTACGCCGTTGTCTAAGAACGACTGAAACACCTCAACAGCATTTGCAAAGTTGTCAGTAACAGCTGCACCGTTTGACGTAACAGCAAGTGCCAGGTCAAACGCAGCTTCGTTATCTGCACTGTCGAATATTCGAGGTTCGACAAGTGACAAGACAGATTTGGCTGCTTTTAGCTTTCGGTCGTACCATCCGATAGCGTTGCTATCATCCCGTAACGCACGTTCAGCCTCAGCTGCCATCATCTTAGCTATCCGCTCGATGTTTTCCGGTGTGTATTCGAATGGGTCTGTACGGCCAGTGGCTTTTGCCCATCGATCATGAAGATACTGCACTGCCTCATTGAGAGATTTTGCTTTGGGACCATCTGGCTGAAAACCATCAGCTGGGTAAATGGGGAGGATAGTGACATTGATGTCATCACCAATCTCAAAGACATCAGATGGAGCCTCTAAGGCTGGTGTTGCATCAAAATCAAAGGTTCTGCTTCGTTTTACGCTTGGTCCTTCATCACCTTCGGTATCAAGGATGCCATTACGGTAAATCCGTAACGCTGGCCTTTTGGCTTCAGCTTTTGCGGTCGCTTGTATCTGCTGCTCTTGAACACGGTCCACATATGGCCCGAGGTAAGCAGCTGCGCTAAGTTTGTCGGTTGCTTGTTCGACTGCATTATCGAGGATGATGTTTGCAGTGCGTACCGGGTCGCTGCCGAGGTTGTTCGACATATCGTCCAAGGCACTAGAAATGATATCCTTGTCTGCCTGTGACAGATCAGGATCAGTCTTAACATCCATCTTTATGCCGTTGATAATATTACGATTATCATTGATGCCTTGTAGGTATCCTGGTGACTCGTATCCAGCTGTGCCTCTGGCAGGTGTTACACCTGGGATGTATGCACCAGGCCGGGTTGAGTATTTGCCTGGATTACGCTCGACTTCACCGGCTACTGCCCTTGCTAACTCTGTAAGTCCGTCAGCGTTGGTTCCATCGGTAAGCATTTTCCGGTAGCTGGCGATTTCTGGCGCAAGCTGTGGAACTTTTTGCTCCAACACAGCAAGTACTTCTTTGACGCCTTCCCGTGTAAGGCCAGTCGCCTTAAACATCACCGCTTCCGGCGATTGCTGTTGGGCATCTGGGTCCATACCAGCTGGAGGGTTGTCCAATTCGAGGTTAAGTTGCCGTAGTTCAGCTTCACGCCGTTTTTGGGCTTCGTCCTGTTCGATATTCTGTTGACGTAATGACGGTAAGTCAGGATCGATCCTAACGCCGCCACGGCCTTGGTTGTCTCTAACGTATTTGGCAACCCGGCTGCGCCGACCTGTCAAAGCATCGACTGCCCGGCCTGTTCCGACAGCTGCTATTTGTGCAGCTGGGATTGCTGGGTTCAATGTCGCACCAGCAGCTGTACCAATAAGTCTGGTTGGCAATTCGGCAGCTGAACGTGCGGTGTAGCCTACGTTCGAACTAAATGGAGACAGCTGGTCAGTGATACGAGACAGGCCGCCAACGTATCCGCTGTTGTGTAATCTGGTTAGTTCATTGCTTTCGCGAAATAGGCGAAGTAACTCTTGGCCTTCTTTTGTGTCACCAACTAGACGCTCAGTGGCGTTATATTCTTGTTGACCAACAATACTCTTGGTTTTGCTCCTGGCTTCTCGCGTACCTGCTTCAGCTTCTACTTTGTCAGCTACGATTTCAGCTGGATCAAGACGGTCAACTTTCAAGCGTTTTTTGAGATCAGCGATCTTTTGCTTCATCTCACTTGCGATCTGGACATGAGCCAAGTCGACAGCTTGTCTTGCACCCTCAGTGGATGTTTTGTCTAAATCCTTAGTATTAAGTTTGTTTGCTTCAATGATGCCATTGAGCCGGTTTGAGAAGTCAGTTGCTGCATCAGGATCTGTTGGTGCGTCATTAGGGCCAATCGCATTTCCTACTGCTCCAGCAGTATCTAGCGTTGCCCTTGTGCCTCCACCCATTGATGTACCAAGAACAAAGCTGTCCGTTAGACGGTCTTGAACCTCAGTACCGGTAAAGTCACCGCCCTGGGCTGCTGTGCCTGTCATAACTGCTGCGTCTTGTGCAGTTTCAGTAGCACCCTCAACAAGCCCAGCTTTGCTTACGCGACCAGTAAATGCTTTGGCTGCATCGCCAAAACCCTTCTTGGTTAATTCTTCGGCAACTTCAGATGCTGACATTTTGGCAATTTTATCGACTGGGATAACCTTACCTGCACCGAATTTGTCTAGGAAACCGACCAATGCACCAATCGATGTGGCGATCTTTGGGTCGTATGATCCAGTTTTCTCTTCGGTATCCAGAGCAGACTCACCTGCACCCATTAGCATAGAGCCGCCAGTTACAGCTGCTCCACCGCCAAAGGTTAACCAGGCTGGTGAGCCTAGTAAGGCTGCGGCTGCGACAACTCCAGAGCCAGCAATAGCCGCTCCACCAGTCGGT